AGTGAATCTGGTGATCAAGTTATAAAAGAAGAAAAGTCTTACCAAAACAGATTTAATTTTTCATCTAATGTACATTTTGATGAAACAGGTACATTCTTCTATCCCATAATGGATGAAGCAAGTTTTTACATAAATGGAAACAGATTACCAAATGTTTCTAAAACAAATCACTATTATTACAAATACTTAATTCCACTCAGAAATAGATTAGCAAGGCCTATCAGAAATATTTACACATATAGTTTCTCGATGAATCCGATCAATGTGGAGCCATCGGGGAACTTGGATTTTAGTCAAATAAAATCTGATAAAACGTCTATAGAAGTGGTCCTTGATACATCAGCCAGTTCACTTGTAGATACCTCCAGTAATAATTATTCCCTAAACATGTATTACACGGGTTATCAAACATATGTATTTGAAAAGGGATTCATGTCACTTGCTTATTAAACAGGGAAGTCTTATGATTTGAGATGTAGTCTATGATATTATTCTTAATACACCATTTGATGAAGTTCAACTGTGCCAGAGTTGTATGAATTTCATGAGATGTCCCGGGAATAGTATATGGAAACTTTTGTGAACGACAAAATGGGTCGAACAGTTTCTTACTGTATCCATCTAGACTTGATTTGTATGCACAATGAACGGTAAATAGTTTTCCGTCATGTGTTGTATACATCGTATTATTTTTTTTCGCATAGTTTGTGATAAACCACTCGAGATTTCGAAGTGATATACCACTGGTTTTATCTAAAATGTTCATTAACTTAGTTCGATTCTTTTCTTCATTGTAAAAATTATTTATTGATGTTAGTAGAATGGTCGATTTACTCATTATTGAATGAATGGACACAAATCTATAAGTTCGTTTTTAATTTCACACCCCGGACATCCTTTTACAAACATTTGTTCAGGTCCATGGGTATGGGTATTCTTACTGGAAAGTTCTCGTTTTTTTATTTTTTCACCTTTAGCTCTATGAAATTTACAATATCCACCCTCGAGAGCTCTAAAGGCACATCTCCGATTGATCCCATCCTTTGCCATTCTCACACCTTTGCAAATATGGTCATTATTTGTATCAGTCAAATCTCTCAATAGCAAGTCTAGGGGAATAGCGTGCACTTTTGATATATCTTCGAGTTTCTTATTCAATCTTTCCGTATAATTTTGATTCACTTCTTCATCAACCATATCGTAAATATGTTCACTGATAGCATCATCAATCATTTCTGGAAGTTGGTCATAAATCAACTTCTTAATATTTTCAATGACAATCTTTGTGATTTTGTTTTTTGCTGTCATGTCTTGTCTTATTATTCTATTGCGTGTAGCTTTTAAATAGGTCTTCAACAGAGTTCTGTTTTTGTCTGAACAGTTTGATCCTATCTCGTAATTCTACCACTTTACCTTCATCACTGATATTGTTCTTTTGACATTCCTCGATAAGTTGTTCCCTTTTCATCGTACTCAGTGCCGGTCCAGTGACTTTCTTTGGGGGTTTGTATTTTTCTATAATCTCACCAAATATCTCTTGTTTCGTATTTCCAAAGAGAGGATCGAGAAGATCACACACCGGGTTTAGGAACTTATTCACAAAGTAGTAGTGATAATCAACTGGAATGTTATTCTCTTCTACGTACTTGGGGTCTTCTGATTTTTCAAAAGCCTTAGCCCTTGGGTTATCTGTTTTTGTAAGAATATAGGGTACACGGTCTCCAGATTGTGGCTCTGACCCAGGTTTTCGTTGTCTCATCTTGTTTACAACCTGCACATGTGCCTGATTGATATTGATACTTTCTGGGCTAGTGATAGAAACACTCTTCCCACCAACTTTATAACTGTCAGAGAGACCTTGACTTAAAATAAGTTGGTCATTTGAAATTTCACCACCTAGAAGTTCATTAGCGCGTTGCCTCGCCAACTCCATTGGTGGCCCGGTGTCTCCAGAAGTTAGGATTACATCCAATAGTTCCTTACAAACTTCTCTCATGTGGGGTGTATTATCTCTTCGAACAAGTTGAAGACCCTTGACGTCTACATAATCCATGTTCATATTCCCATCCTTCCCCTTTGTCCACAACTTGGCTGCGTACCGTTTCTTCGAATACAAGAAGTACGGCCAATAGACTTTCTCAAGTTCTAGGTTATTTGGCTTTTTGAAAAGAGCACTACATTCTTCCGCCGCCCTCTCACCAATCTCCCAGCTATACTCGATAGCTTCTACACCTTTACGGTCCCCTACATCAAACTCGACCATAACGGAATCCGTGTCACCATATCTCACCTTTGCACCCGGGAAGTTTGCTTCAACATACGTCTTAGTCTCTTCAATCATACCACGCCCCCTACATGTTGTCGTAGATGCGATTGGAACACATGGGAGAATACCCTTACCTGCACCAGTGAAACCATATACCGAGTTCATTGAAACTTTGTAGGCCAATTGTTTACCGTTGTATACTTCTTTCATAGAACCCGTCGCAGCTGCCATATCTCTCTTAGCTTTTTTACGAAATTGTTTAAGCTCTGCTAGAATCGCTGGTAAGAGACTGGGTACATCTTGTGCAAACTTATACGTTTTATCACCAATGTCGAACGTTTCGTAAGTAATACCAGGGATATTACCATATTTCCTCTCATCCATGACATATGTAGAATAACACAAGTTGTGTGCCATCATTATAGATGGATACAGAGCCTCAAAATCAAGGGCTGTAATTGGTGTATAGTATGCACCTTTTTGTGCCTCTAAAACAGTTGCTCCTTCGTACTGCTCTTCAGGGAGCGAACCATACTTAATAGTTGGTACCATATACCCCAACTCCCTGGCCTTTTTCGTTAATTGACTAAACACCTTGATTTGCTGCCCTCTTTCAACGAGAAATGATACAGGTACCCAGGTTGCTTTAGCCATCTCCACAAGGTTTAATAAGGTGCACAACTTTTTCATGAGTTTGTGGGGTAAGAGTGTATCCTTGATACAGTATTCAGCAACATCTCTCAGTTTTACAGGGTCACCTTCTAGAAAACGAGCAAACATTTCTTTTGGGGTCATGTCAATCTTTTGATCACCCAAATACAATTTTGAAACATTGTTCAGGCTATAAGAATCCAACTTGTACCCCTTTTTCACTTCATGGAACAGGTCGAAAATGAAACGCCCAGCCATGGGTAAAAGCTTCAGATAGTTATCACCCAGTGCACTTGAGCTCAACTGTTTCAAAACTAAATGACACTCAGTATCGTTGAGTTTACCAAGCTGATAAAATTCAACTCCACACCCAACCATAGCAGCACGTTTGTAAATATATTCAAGATCAAACCCAAATATATTCCACCCAGTAATAATATCAATATCTTTCTCATTTACATACTTTTTAAACGCTAGAAGCATTTCTCTTTCAGTATCAAAGCTGATAATATTCGAACCCTCTATGTTTTGGTCAGTTTTTTTAAAACACAAACAAGTTTTATCGTATGGTTCATCACTCCCAAATTTACATAAGGAAATTGCAATCTGAAAGCATGCATCATCCGGAACATTTGGATCTGGAAATTTACCAGTAGAGCTATTACATTCAATATCAAATGATGCAACCACAAATGGAGCCATATCATCACGTTCGACGGGTTTCAATGTTGACCACTCATTACACCACAGGTCAATGTCAGCCTTAGAAAGATGACACCGAACACAACTATCACCGCTGTCTAACCAACCAGTAGATTGAATCCCAGTTCTATGCATCAATCTCAGGACAGGGTCAATATTAGATTCGTATACATGGTACTTTTGAAATTCCCTATTATACATAAAAATCGAGTTAACCTTTCGTCTATGCTCCAGTGATTTGAAATTCAAATGCATGAAGTGAAATTCCTCGTTATTTTGGAAACCCCAAACATCCTTCTGTGTTGTCAGACTGTAACCCGTCACATGGTCTTTCCTCAGCCTGTTGATGTCATCGTATAGACGCTTAACGTCCTGTTGTGTTGTACCCTTTGGAAGTTTTACAAAGAAATATGGATCGAATGTTGTAGTTACACAGACCGACTTACCATTCTCAGTCTTACCGAAGATACTGATTTGATGTTCACCTTCAACATCTCGTGCTTCCCATGTCAGAGCTTGGAACAATACCATATGTATACTATGAGCCAAAATTTTAATATCGTTTATTAATAAATGTCAGCTGCTTTGATTGAACTTGTTTCGGTAGGAGCCCAGGATGTCTACATCACAGGTGATCCCCAAGTCAGCTTCTTCCGTCAAAACTACAAACGACACACAAACTTTGCTATAAAACCTGAACGACTGGACTACATCGGTACCTTCGGTGCTAATAACGAAATTTCTGTCCCCCTACGCACCAAGGGTGACCTCCTCTCTTACATTTGGATTGAAGGTACCAATATCGGTGGAGTTGGTAACTCGAACACAGGTTTCTTCGATAAAGACGAGTCCACCGCCACTGAATTTTCACTTTGGATTGGTGGTCAGGAAGTGACCCGCCTTGATTCTTTGTACATCCAGGGTGTCCACAACCTTTTATATAATCAAGACCAAGCTTCTGCTAGTTGTGCTTTGACCCTTGACGAATGTCCCCAAAATGCTTTAGGTGCTGCCGCATCAGCCGATCACTACGTTCTACCCTTCTTCTTCAGTGAGGACTGGACAAAATCTTTACCATTAACAGCGTTACAATATCATCAGGTCGAATTGCGGATCAAGTGCCGGGGTGGTACGTTCGCTCCTAGTGGTGTAAAGGTCTTCGGTACTTATGTGTACCTTGACACAGTGGAACGTGATATAATCGTAAACCAAGAACATGAGCTGCTTATTACACAAACACAAAACCAAATAATGGAGGCTACCGATACCGATGTAGATCTTTCTTATTTCAACCACCCCGTCAAGGCTATCCACCTCGTTTCTTCTGAAGCCGATACAAACAAATGGTCGACAAACTTTACATTCACCGACTCAACTCTATACATCAACGGTACACCTCTATTCGAAAATATGTCTGCCGCCTATCATCACAACGTCGTTCCCCAGATGCATTGCTCTATTCTTGCTATGGATGCCCTAAGCACTGTTTCTACTTTCACATGGCCATTCTGTCTAACTATGAATAAGTCACAACCCACAGGAACACTGAACTTTTCGCGTATAGACAGCGCTAAGTTAGTGTTGAATGGTAATGGCACCCGTGTTGGTAACATGGTACGGGTCTACGCGGTCAACTATAACATCCTTCGTATCAAGGATGGTATGGCTGGTGTCGCGTTTGGTAACTAAACCAAACCTAAGTCGTATGTATATAACTTTAAAATCACGTAAAAAATGGTAAAGACGAAAGTTCGTAAAACACCTACTCTTGACGCTGTTCGTGGAGTGAAGTCTCATATTGGTGAGCTTCTTTCACAAATCAAACAAGGTCAAAAGTGGAAAAGGAAATATAAAAAATTGAAAAAAAGAATTACCCAATTCGAACCTAAAAAGGTAGTGGTGAAAGATGATGTCCGTGAAAAACGTATTTATACTATTGCGATTTCCATGATACAAACACTTGGAATAAATGAGGTGGATTGGTTGTTTCGCATGGCCGAGGTCGCCGAGCGGGCTGCAAATTGTCCCGAACTCATGTCCAGACACGCAAAAACTATTGCAGCTGGGGCTCTACACGCATGTATTAAACCTGAATTGAACAAGAGATTCATGCAAGAAAAGATTGGTGTTTCTATACCCACAATTGGTAAAGTATCCAAAATTATTAACCTTATTTAATAATAATGATACCATTCGTATTTATCGGTGGTCTCGCCGCTCTCACAGCCTACACATATTATGGTCAGAATCTTGTGTCCGCCGAAGAAGCCAAGAGACTCATTAAGGATGGTAAGATAAAGAGGGTTATCGATGTTCGTACAATCACTGAATATCGCACAGGACATTACCCTAGAGCGCTTCATATCCCTGTTGATAAGATGAACGAAAAGACCACCACAGAACTCCCCAGGAGGGGATTACTCGTCTATTGCAACACTGGGCAAAGGGCCAGATTTGCAGCAGAGAAATTAGAAGGTCTCGGGTTCAAGGATGTGTACTACATCGCTGGACTTTACACAAGTTTACTTTAGAATGTACTTAGTTTTTAATAATCTATCAAGTCTCAGTTTTTCCTTATTCATGAAAATTGTGAGTTGCATAACTTCACCTTCCAAAGTCACTAGTCCATGTGTGGACTTTTGATACTTTGCTATTTGGTCAACCCTAACAAGATCCACCGGTGACATCTTCGTATTTGGTGTCTTACTGTGATAGACAGCAAGAACCGCAGCATCCCTCTTCGTCTCCTTTGGAGCCACATCACCTTCATGACATATCACAACATGTGCACCCGGGCATCCAGACACATGCATCCACCAGTGTTTAGGGTCACTCGTCATTGTCAGTTGGTCATTTTCTTTTGCACTCTGACCAACTTGAATTTTGATACCATCGTGTGATGTGTATTCGAGCATGATTTTATCTCGTATTAATTCCTTATATGGTATCATATGCACGTCGTGTTACAACCCAGTCCATCATTCACTCACAAGTATAGAGTTACCTTACCAAATAAGAGAGCTATAGACTTTGGTCAGACGGGGGTTCAGTATTTCCCGGACCATCATAATCCCCGTCTTATGCGCGCACAACTTCTTAGAAAAGGGGCTATCCTTCCTAAGGAGCTGCGAATAGAGAGGAATCAGTATGAGATACAAAAGGGGATGTTGAAAATTAAATACAGTAGAGAAGAAGATTGGGAAGATTTCTTCAGGGCCGATTATTGGGAGAGGTGGGTATTACACACTTACCCTAATGTTGAGGAGGCTAAATTGTATATGACTGTGACTCAAGGTATACTTTTTATGCCTACACCCGAAGATTTATGGTTCGCTAATTGCCGGTAGACCCAAAACCACCTGAGCCACGTTCAGTATCCTCAACGATACTAATCTCCTCGATAGGTGGCGTCTCACAACGCTCTAGAATGAGTTGCGCAATTCTATCACCCTTCTTGATTTCAAAGTCCTTCAATCCATGATTAAATAGAATGACTTTAATTTCACCGGTATAATCTGGATCAATCACACCCGCACCAACATTGATGCAGTGCTTTGCGGCTAACCCTGAGCGGGGAGCTACACGACCGTATACCCCTGGTGGAAGAACCACTGTAATACCAGTTCCTACGATTGCTCTTCCAGCCTGGCTAGGAACCATGGCATCCTCGGAGCTATATAAATCATATCCCACAGAATGATCAGACCCACGAGTAGGCACAATAGCATCGTAACAGAGCTTCTTGACCCCGAGGGACATCTACTTGTATCACGCCTCACATCCTTAAGTCTGTGAGCATCTGTAGTATCGTCTCATGACCCTTCAACTTGGCGTTAGATAGTGGTGTCATACCACTATGCGACACCTTGTTGATATCAGCTCCGGCATCAATCAGTATCCCCACCGTTGTCTCATGACCGTATTCAGTTGCTGTTAACAACGGTGTCCACCCAATATCATCAGTCTTGTTAATATCCACATTCGCTGTGATTAGAGCCTTCACTACCCCATCATGACCGTTTTGGGCGGACATATGTAGTGGTGTCGAACCATTATGATTACACATATTGATGTCAGCACCCGCCTCGATCAATGCTAGTACATCTTGCACATGACCAAATTGGGCGGCGATTAATATACCTAATTGCATCATATTTATAATACGGCTAACATCCTTAAGTTGATGGTTGACCAAATCTAGGAGATATTCCTTTTCTTATTCGCTCCTTCATTACAATTTGTAATAGAAATCCAAATATGTATACCAACATCTTATACTTACTTCGCATATTTTTTCTTCTCGTCATCAGTGAGAGCTCTCCACATCTCCCCTAGTTTTTTACCAGTGTCGGTAAATGTGATGTCAGGGTTCTCCTTGGTAATCTCGGGTCGCGTCTTCTTGCAAAACATCATGTACGCATTGGGTGCACGCTTGGGTTTAGCTTTTTCGTCTTTAGTCATTCTAATTATGGATTAGATTTAAATCTTTAATTGTCCTTCAAAGCTGGGTTCTTCTTCGAATAGGTGAGGGCACAAATACCACAACTGAAAATATTTATGAAATACTGACACCCAAGGATGTGTAATTTCGTGTAAATACTTTCATGTGCATAAAAGTACGACAAAAATAGTGTCATGCATGACTCATACCCTACCCGAATCAATATATTTGACGCGTGATACATATCATTTATTGTGGGATATATGAAACTCGTTCTGGGTATAAGTCTTCGGATAGTGAGTAGAGATGTATCAATTTCAACTATACCCACAACACCAACAACAAAAGCCTCTTCGGGATACATGAGGGGTCTAAGAAGAGCTAGAAGACATACTAAATGATGAAGTATGATTAACTTTCTAAATGTATGTACAATCCTAGGCTGGATAATTATCCACGTGAGGTCAAAAGACATATAGGTGGTGAGAGCATGTGTCAAAAACATTGGATATACGGTGTATCCAAACAATGTTTCAGCTAGACATAATACAGAGAATGGTGCGAGAAACGTTAATGATGCCACATCATGAATAAGAATGACTTGGTCCTTATTCATATTGTGATTATACAATATTCTTTTTTTATACATTTAACTCCGTAATGAAGATAACAACCATCGTCTTCTTTTATATCTCCATCTAATGTGTCTATAAATAATATAGGTCATTATAGTCACTCCACCACCTATAAGGAATATAGTCATATAAATTCATATACTATATCCTTTATGCACTCAAAGGGTTTCGAACCCCTGACCTCAAGCTTACTAAGCTTGCGCTCTACCACTGAGCTATGAATGCGATACCGAGAACCCAATTCCCCGGTACGCCCCCCACGCTGATTAGTATACACATTAAATCTTTAAGCATTTGGATTTTGGTTCAAATGCTATATTTTCCTCGAGTTCTTTACGTTGTTTCATCTTCTTGATATCAGCACCTTGGCAATCGTGTCTGGCCAACTGAATACAACTCGGACAAAAACTTCCCTCACAGTATTTACAATCGATTGGGACACCACATTTTTTCCGACAACGTTGGCATGGCATTGCTATACTTAATTGAGATAAAGATTTTAATAGTGTTTAGTAAAGAATATGTCACTCACTTACGCCTTCAGTAAGCCAATCCCACCTAAACTGTCTGAATATAAACGCCTTAAAAAGACACTAAAAACTTCTACAGCTGGATATGGTTCCGCTTTGAGTGCATCTTATTTTATTGCTCAGGGTGCCGAACAAGGTGTATCTGCCATGTTGGGTGCTGTCACATCATATGCGTATATATGTCTTCTATCCGATCGAGTAGATAATTTTGAAAAGTCGACAATTCAGAAGGAGTTTTTAGCACCTTTAGGTGCGGCTGCTTTTGAAGTGTCGTGGAATAATGCACCCTTTGCATTTGATTTTGATTATGGAGCCACATTCTTGGGCTTTTTAGCTTATAAATTCGCCCTCACCACAGTTCTATACGAGACTGTCAGGGGTATGTTAATCACCGATAGTGAATCTTTCTACGACACAGAGGAGAAGAATTACACCGACCCCAATGATTGGACCGATGAAATCTTTGTTAAATTCAACGCAGACGAGCCAATTCACGAGCCACCCGAACAACGCGACGGGGTGAATGCTGATTGAGAACCATACGCTGAAGCTTGGAACGGTTCTCATATGAGAGACCCTTCATCGCACCAATACGTTTATTGGCTTCCTCCTTGGTGAGAGGCATAGCCTTCTTTGAAGGTTTGGGCATGGGCATCACAGCCACAACAACCTTGCGTGTAGGGGTTACGACCCGGTTGGTGACCATAGTCTTCATGAAGTTCATGGCAACCTTCCTGTCGAACACCTTCTTCTCGGCACGCTTCTTAGCCGCTACCTGCTTCTTGGCAGCCTCGGGGTACAACTTGGCTAGGGGGACGTTGTTCATACCATCGTTGCTGGCCTTGGCCTTAGCCTTGATGGAACCACATAACTGCTTGACAGTTTTCTTTCCGGCGTTGGGAACACCGTAATTTTTCGCAACCTTCACCACATCTTCCTTCTTGTGGAGACGGCACTTACGCTTACCGAGCTTGAGATCACCTGCCTTGTCCACAGATACGAGTACTGGAGTCATTGTTTACTTATTACAAAGAAAAAAGTATAGCACGAGCTCTAACCCTTTCTATATCTATGGTGCTTCCCACCACTTCTGGGTACGGCATAATCCTAAAAATTTCAGTATCCAATTCAAACGACAAATCAGAATTCTCTTCACTTCTCAAGAGTTCCTCAATCTCGAGGACACGGTTCTGTTTTTTTGCTTTCGCGAGTTTCTTAATCTCGATGATACGTTCCCTTTTCTCACGCTTTTTAAGAACTGAGATCCACCGCCACACTTCACGTTGCATGTCGGGGCATAGTGGCGCAGTCGCCTGACAGAAAGCAATACGGAAAAGGTTAGACATTTAAAAACTATAATATTCCCGTTCCACTTAGGTGTTTAAAGAGGAACCAATACTTCTTTATATATGAACTGGTGTTTAAGTAAGAGAGCTTTGTCAGGTGTCGACGATTCAATTCCAGTTTTCAGTCTATCCGGTTATAATGGGTATGCTAGAATAACGAGTGTATACGATGGAGATACATTTAATGCAATTATCATGAAGCATGGACGCGTTCTAAAATTCAAGTTTCGCACACTTGGGTACGATTCAGCAGAGATGAAACCCAGTCTCGCCATGCAAGAACGAAATGAGCATATTTACTTAGCTAAACTTGCGCGAGACATGTTTAAACAAGAATGTGGTTTCGATGATCGCGTGGTCCCCCAATTATGGAACCCATTCATGTGTAAAAATAAAGTAAACGGGTGGATATGGATTGAATGTGGTAAAAATGATAAGTATGGTCGCCCTCTCGTGACCGTATATCGAAGAAAAGGAGATAAAATATCTGTGAATCAAAAGATGATAGCATCAGGGATTGTAAATGTCTATGATGGTAAAAAGAAAGGGGTGTTTAACTATTAAAAAAATATTCATACTCTCTCAACTCTGACGCAGACCAACATGGATTTACTTGAGTTCGTTAAGCCTCACCATAGTCCCAGTGGCAATATATTCATCAATCTTGGAGCAAATTGAAGGACCAAAACCCTTGATATGCCTCACATCATCACCAGACGAAACTTCAAAGGTGAGTTCGCGGAGCTTATCCGCTGCCTTCCAGTAGGCTTCAGTTTTGTACATTGTTTCCGCGTGGTTGCCAAGTCTGATGAAACATTTAGCGAGTGTCGCGTTATTGAAGTTGAGGTAATCGTCAATCTTCTTAGCGATAGACTTTCCAATACCTGGAAACTTTATAGCCTCCTTACCACTGGTGATCACATGAGAAAGATTGTAGATGGTATCACCAGCCTTGGTGTATACGTCGCACTTGAACTTGTCTTCAGCCTTCTCAGCACATTTATAGAGCATTCCAGCGAGGCCAGCATTTTGGGAGATAAAGTACCCACTGTCAGTTGAACTACCATCTTCAGAGCAATCATCTTCGTCGTCAGACTCATCATCTTCGTCGTCAGACTCATCATCTTCGTCGTCAGACTCATCATCTTCGGAAAAGTTGTTTACGTCTTCGTCGTCAGACTCATCACCATTTGATGCGATAGACTCAGAGTCGGAGCACTTAGACTCCTCATAGTCAGAGTCCTGCTCATCGAGGTACTCGTTAATCTTTGCTGCGATTCCACTACCAATACCATTGAGATGCATTAAACTCTCACCATTTTCAACCGGGTAGGATAGGTCAGCGACAGTAGTCGCAGCATTTTGGTAAGTAGCTGTCTTGTGAAAATCAGAAGTCATTCTCCCGAGCTCAGTTAGACGCTCAACAATACCGACGTTTGCAAGGCGTTTGGAGT